CGCGCGGCCGTGTCCGGCGTGCCGAAGCCGCCCGAATTGCTCGGCACGATGCCGAGCAGTTGCGGTGGCACGCGGTGCGCGGCGAGCAGATCGTCACGCGTCACGTTCTTGATGTTGAAGAACTCGTCCTTCGCGGCGACCTCGGAAACGGGAATGAGCTGGATGCCGTCTTTCTTCCCGCCCGGCGCGTACATGAACACGTTGCGGAAGTTGCCCGGTCCCTTCGCGTTCTTCAGCGCGTCGCGCATGTGGTCGACGTCATCCTGCTTCTGCGCGGCGTCCGTCATGTACAGGATGAAGCCGGCGTGACTGCCGTTCTCGTAGTACTTCCGGCGGAACAGCGTCGACGATTCGTTCAGCCACGCCGAGTGCAGCGAGCTCAGATACTCGGGCAAGCCATACACCTCCTGATTGATGTCCGGCCGCACGAGCTGGAACACGCTGCCGGGCTCGAACTCGTGCCGGTCCTGCCAGCCGTTCACGTACACGAAGCCGCTGAAATCCGCCTTGCGCCGCATGTACTTCGCGAGCGGGGGCTCGAGCCGCAGCGTACCGCCGACCATGTTCCGGCGGCGTTCCAGATAGCCGTTGCCGAACGTCAGGAAGTCGAGCGCCCAGCGCTCGAACGCGTGCCGCGACAGCCAGCGATGCGGGCGGAACGTCGACGCGAGCACGTTCGCCTTGAAGAAGAGCGCCGAGCTGTGGTGCGTGCTCGCGCGGAACGACTTCGCCAGGCCGGCGAAGCTGACGGGCGGCTCGAACCATTCGCCGTTCGACCAACACTCGACGTAATCGAGAATCTCGGCCCGGTCCATGACGGGCGTGGGATCGCCGAACGTGAAGACCTCGGCGCGCGCCGGCGTGGCGCTGCCGGCGCTCGTGTGCGGCGCGGCCGAGAAATGGCGCGGCGCGCGCGATCGGCGCTTGCTCATGAGTAAAACTCCGTGAAAGAAGAAGAATTGACGCCGCCGCCGGCGAGCGGCTCGCGGTCGATCGCGTGCAGGCAGGCCCACGCCAGATCGGCGTGGCCCGTCTCCTCGCTGCGACCGGCGGTGTAGGTCGCCTGGCGGCCGCTCGCCGTCATCGTCTGCTTGATCGCCATGAACGACGCGGCCAGGTCGGTCCACCCCGCGTCGAATTGCAGGCGGCCGTTACGGACGACGGACTGGCCCTTGAGCACGAGGCGGGTTTTCACCTCGGGCGAGTAGTTCAGCGCGACGGCGGCCGGGAAGAACTTGCGCACGAGCTGGTAGACGCCTTGCCCCATGCCCGTAGTGTCGATCGCGATGTAGCCGACGTGGTAGCGCTGCGTGATCGCTTCGATTGCCGCGGCCTGTTCCTCGAAATCGTTGCCGCGGAACTGGTGACGTTCGAGCACGCGGAAGGCGCCGCCGTCGACGCGCGGCGGCGCCACGACGACCAGGCCCGCCGAGTCACCCGTGAGCGCCGGATCGTAGCCGACCCACACCTCGCGATGGCCGAACGGCCGCAGCAGCAGCGGCGAGAAGTCGTCCGCCCATTCCTCCCACGAGTCGACCATGCAGCGTTGCAGGTCCGACAGCTTGAACACCGACAGCGAATCGTCGATGAACTGGCACATCAGCAGATTCGCGAATTCCTCGGCGCTGTACTCGCGGCGCAGCTCGTCGATGTCGAACAGGTTGCAGCCGCCCGCCATCGCGTCGAGCACGGTCACAATCTGGCGCCACTGCGCGTCCTCGCCCAACATGCCGCGCACGAGCGCTTCGTGGCTCGTGTCGATCTGGATGCGATCGCCCGCGGCGCGGCCGCGGTTCGCGTGCGCGCCGCTCCAAAACGCGTACGCCTCGTGCGTGACGCTCGACGGCGTGCTGAAGTAGGTCTTGCGCCAGCGCTTGTGCATCGCCATGCCGGACGCAACCTTGTTCAGCTCGCGGAACTTCGGCACCCAGAAATATTCGTCGAAATAGAAGTTGCCGTGGTACGACTGCGCGGTGCGCGCGTTCGTCCCCAGGAAGTACAGCGTCGCGCCGCTCGGCAAGATGATCGGATCGCCCGTGAGCTCGACGTCGGCCGCGTCGCGCGCGAACTGCGTGATGTACTGTTTGAAGACGTGCGCCTGAGCCTTGCTCGCCGACAGGAAGATCTGATTGCGGTCGGTGTCGAGCGCGTCGACGAGCGCCTCGCGCGCGAAGTACCACGTTGCACCGATCTGCCGCGATTTCAGGATGTTGCGCGTGCGCTGATCGCCGTTCCGATACCAGACTTTCTGATAGTCGAACAGCGAATCGCGGAACGCTTCGACGATGCGCTCGTGCTGTTCCTCGCTGATTTCGTTACGCGGCGCGCGGCGCTTCGGGCCGGCGTTGCGCGACGCAATCTTCGGGTTCAGGTCCGATTCCTTCCCCGTCTCGTCGTACTTGCGCACGCGCGCGAGCCGTTCGACCTGGCGGCCGAGCAAGTCGATTTCCTTGTAGTCCGCGCCGTCCTTCTTCTCCTTCGCGATCAACACCATCATGCGCACTTCGAGCGATGCCTCGATGCGTTCGACGGGCGTTGCATCCTTCCACTTCTCGCGACGACACCACGACGCGACGGTCGCGGGTTTGATGTCGAGATGGCGGGCGATCGACGAGAGGCGCCAGCCTTGCCAGTAGAGCGTGCGCGCGACCTTGCGCGCGTCGTTTTCGGGCTGATGGGAGTCCGTAGTTTCGAGCATGCGGCCAAGCGTAGGCCGCCGCGCACGCGCGAGCACGCGGAGCGCGCTGTACCCGCGTGACCCACAAACGCCGCAGATTGAGCCGTGGCGCGCGAACGCCGAACATGAGAACCACGCTCACTCAACCCACGTTCGACCCTCTCTATGGCAAGCAAAACGAAATTCTTCCGCGTCGCAGTGGAAGGCGCGACCGTCGACGGTCGCGAGATCAAGCGCGAGTGGCTCGCGCAGATGGCGAAGCACTACGACCCGAAGCTGTACAGCGCGCGCGTCAATCTCGAGCACCTCAAGGGGTGGGCGCCGCTGTCGGCGAACAACCCGTTCGGCGCATACGGCGACGTGATCGCGCTCAAGGCGGCCGAGATCGAAGACGGCCCGCTGAAGGGAAAGATGGCGCTGTATGCGCAGATCGATCCGACCGACGAGCTCGTCGCGCTGTCGAAGAAGCGCCAGAAGATCTTCACGTCGATCGAAATCAACCCCGACTTCGCGGACATCGGCGAGGCGTATCTCGTCGGCCTCGCGGCGACCGACGACCCCGCGAGCCTCGGCACCGAAGCATTGCAGTTCGCCGCGAAGCGCTCGAACAACCTCTACTCGCCAGCATGTGAGACGGCGATCGAATTCGAAGGCGCGACCGAAACCGCCGGCCTCAAGGAATGGGTGAAGAGCCTGTTCGCCCGCAATCGCGAGAACGACGACGAGCGCTTCGCCGACGTGCGCGAAGCCGTCGAACGGGTCGCGACCCACGCACACAACAGCGGGCGCGAAGTCGCGACGCTGAGCGCGGCCGTCACGAGCGCGACGAGCGCCGCGGCCGACGCGAAGAAGCGTGCCGACGAAGCGTTCGCCGCCGTCGAGGCGCTCACCGAGAAGCTGTCGAACACCGACAACGGCGCACCGCAGCGCCCGCCGTCGACCGGCTCGACGGGCGAGCTCGTCACCGACTGCTGACCCATCCCGCACACCACACAGGAGAATTTCCCGATGAGGAAGGAAACGCGCCAGGCGTATGAACGGTACGCCGCGCAAATCGCCAAGCTGAACGACACGGCCGACGTGTCGACGAAATTCGCGGTCGAGCCGACCGTGCAACAGAAGCTCGAAACCAAAATGCAGGAATCGAGCGAGTTTCTCGCGCGCATCAACGTGCTGCCCGTGACCGAGCTCGAAGGCGAGAAGCTCGGCCTGTCGGTATCCGGCCCGATCGCGAGCCGCACCGACACGACGAAGACCGACCGCAAGCCGGTTGACCCGACGGGCCTCGACAGCAATCGCTACCGTTGCGAGAAGACCGACTACGACACGGCAATTCCGTATCGCAAGCTTGACGCATGGGCGAAGTTCAACGACTTCCAGCAGCGCATCCGCAACGTGATCGTCAATCAAGCCGCGCTCGATCGGATCATGATCGGCTGGAACGGCGTGAAGGCGGCCGCGACGACCGACAAGCAGGCGAACCCGCTGCTGCAGGACGTCAATATCGGCTGGCTGCAACAGTACCGCGAGCGTGCGGCGCAGCGCGTGCTGCACGAAGGTGCGAAGCAGGCCGGTAAGGTACTCGTCGGCAAGGCCGGCGATTACGAGAACCTCGACGCGCTCGTGATGGATATCGTCTCGTCGATGATCGATCCGTGGTTCCAGGAAGACACGGGACTCGTCGCGATCTGCGGCCGCGAGCTGCTGCACGACAAGTATTTCCCGATCGTCAACGCGACCCAGGCGCCGACCGAGCGGCTCGCGGCCGATGTGATCGTGAGCCAGAAGCGCATCGGCAATCTGCCGGCCGTGCGCGTGCCGTTCTTCCCGAAGCGCGCGCTGATGGTGACGAAGCTCGACAACCTGTCGATCTACTTCCAGGAAGGCGCGCGCCGGCGCGCACTGATCGACAACCCGAAGCGTGACCAGATCGAGAACTACGAATCGTCGAACGACGCCTACGTCGTCGAAGACTTCGGTTGCGGCTGCGTCGCGGAAAACATCGAACTGGTGACGGCATGACGATCAACACGCCCGCCCGCGCGCACTTCGAACGCGTCTCGGCCGCGCGCGCGGCGGCCGCCGCGTCGCCCGGCGAAACGATGAGAGGCGCGACCGCCTATGAGCTGATGCTCGCGAAGCTCGCGGCCGACCGCCGCGCGCTCAAGGGCATTCAGTCGATCGAGCGGAAAGTCGAGCTGAAACGCAAGCTGCTGCCGGAGTACGCCGACTACGTGGCGGGCGTGTTGAGCGGCGGCCGCGGCGCGCAGGACGACGTGCTCGTGACGGTGATGGTCTGGCGCATCGACGCCGGCGACTTCGACGGCGCGCTCGCGATCGCGGCCTACGCGCTCTCGAACGGCCTGACGCTGCCCGACCAGTTCGAGCGCTCGCTCGCGTCGCTCGTCGCCGAGCAGTTCGCCGACGCCGCGCTGTCGTCGTTCCTCGACGGCGGTTCGTTCGACGCGGCGAGCCTCGAGCTCGTCGACGATCTGACGCGCAACGCCGACATGCACGACCAGGTGCGCGCGAAGCTGTACAAGGCACTCGGCTACGCGACGCAGGCCGACGCGCCGGCGCGCGCGCTCGACTATCTGCGCCGCGCGGTCGCGCTGAACGATCGCGTCGGCGTGAAAAAGGACATCGACCGGCTGACGAAGCAGGTCGAAGCCGCGGGCCGTCAGGGCGACGGCGCCGACGGCACGTAACGAGCCCACCTCGGCATGGCGGCACCGGCGCCCAGGTCCTACGCCTGACGGTTACGGACCTTGTGCGCCGGTCCACCGCCACCTCATTTTGAACCGACCATGAACAGCTTTGTTGCCACCGCCGCGCCCGCCGTCGCGGCGACGCCGATCGAAGGCACGTTGACGAACGACGGCTTCTTCCCGGACATCGATCTGTCCGCGCTGCGCGACGCGATGCGTCTCGACGGCACCGTGGCGCACGAGCGGCTGCGGCACGCCGCGCGCGACGCGGTG